GGAAGCTGTGCCGTGACTGATGCGGAGACACTGACCATCGGGGATGACCTGAGGCTGAAGGGGCTGCTCCCTGAGGGCGTGTATGAGAAATTCGTCAAGGTGACACCTACGGTCAAATATGAGTACGACAAGAAGCTGGAGCAGGCTCTTAAAGCAATATTCAAAGGTGAGTATTCCTTTGAAATGACATTGGACGAGTATCTGTCAGATCCCGGATTATTCCCGCATGAGATAGATGCGAAACAGAAGAAAGTGCTGCTTAGAAAATTATCGGGCGAATATGCAAAGGACAGGAAGCTGCTGGAGTCCATGTTCGGCAAGGGTACCTATGAGGAAGAACTTCTGTATATATACAGAATTAAAAATGGGGAACTGATCAGGATATTCCTTCCTGATGAGGGACTGGATGCACAGATCGAAGAGATCCGTAAGTGCATGATCGTAGAGGTAAGTACCAAGATAACAATAGATGCAAGTGATGTGGAGGAGGAATAGAAATGCCTAAGAAGAAAGAAACAGAGGAAACAAAGGAACTTAAAGAACAGGAAGTTCAGTCAGAACCGGAGACAGCTCCTGAATCAGGGATCCAGTCGGAATCGGAGCAGATTCCTGAACCAGAGACACAGCCTGAACCGAAGCAGGCATCAGAACCAGAGACACAGCCTGAACCGGAGCAGGCCCCTGAACCAGAGACACAGCCGGAGCAGGAGAAAATTCAGTTCAGGGTGCGGATCAGGGACAAGAAGGTGGCGCTCAGGACAAGCCCGGAATTTAAGATTGATAACAGTAACCTGTTCGGGATTGCAGACCAGGAAGGGACCAGGTTGTTTGATATCCTGGAAGTAAAGAATGGTTATGGCAGGGTGGCGTATCCGGCAGGAACGTGGATTTCACTGGATGCATGTGTTAAATGTTAGGAGGCTGACGGTATGAGTCCGGAATTGATTAAGGAACTGATTGCAGATACAAAACTTCCGGATATCCCGGACCGATACAGGGCGATCGTAGAGATAGTCGGCGTGGAGAATTACATAAGGCTGTCTGATTATGCCAAAGGGGATGAACTGTATTTCCCTAAGGTCGAGAGCATACTGGCACCGGCACGTAACCGGAGGATCAGGAAGGAATACAATGGCTATAATGCCAAGGAGCTGGCGGCAAGGTATAACCTTACCCTGCCCCAGATACTGAATATCATTAAGGGACTGCCCCAGGGCGGGCAGATGGACCTTTTTACATTTGGTAAACAGGCAGATGTAGATGTGATTTAAGGAGGGATGAAATTATGGACAGAGATACGAAGTGTGAAGTGATAAAGGCAGTAGCCGCCGGTATGAGTGATGAAGACATTGCGAATTTCGCAGACATGGAACTGGATGAACTGGAGGCGTTTAAACAGGAGAATGCACAGGAGATCACAGCCAGAAGAAAGGAATGGGGGGAATTCGGATCATGAGTACTGTAATGACAATGAATAACACGAAAGTGATAAGAGGATGCGATATCTCCTACTGGCAGGGGAATGTAGATTTTGCAAAGATGTATAAGGCAGGCATCCGGTTCATCATTATCCGTGCCGGCTATGGGACTAAGGTGGATAAGTATTTTGTAAGCTATATTACAGGGGCATTGGCGGCAGGGATATGTGTAGGTGTGTACTGGTTTATCTATGCAAGCAATACACAGGAATCAGAGCAAAACGCTTATGCATGTATAGGGGCGATCGCCCCATATAAGGAATATATAACCTGTGGCGTATGGTGTGACCTGGAATATGACTCTGATAAGAAAGCCGGATACATGTCCAATGCGAAAAGGAGCAGCCTGGTGAAGACATTCCAGCAGACACTGGAGAAGGCAGGATATCAGGCAGGTATCTATGCGAACCAGGACTATGTAAAGAACAAATTTGATCCTGTACTGGTACGTACATATCCGTTATGGTTTGCCAAGTATTCCAACGATATGGGGACATACGCAGGGAAGGGCAAGGATGGACACCCTTATATCTGGCAGCATACATCCAGTGGAACAGGGAGCACATACGGGGTGGCGAGCAAATACATTGACCTGGACAGGGGATATTTTGACATCCGGAGAAAACAGGCAGTGAATATCCTAGATAATGTACAGACTGACACCGGGACGGTAAAAGCATCCGATAACCCGTACCCGATGCCTGCACGTACAGTCTTTTATAAAAAAGGGCGTTACCTGCAGCGTGGGGATGACGTGAAATGGATACAGTGGCATTTATGGAGATGCGGTGTATATCTGGATGGGAAAGGGCTTCCGGACAGTACACAGATCGACGGATTATTTGGGGCTGACAGCGATACGGCATGTAAGGAAGTACAGAGAAGGCTGGGAATGGAACAGACAGGAATTGCAGACCCAGCAATGGTCGCAATCCTTGAAAAACTGTAGTTTTCCGGAAATTATATTCCTAGAATGCTTACACTAAAAACTTAATAGGGACTGTAGTAACCTTAGAGCATGACATAAGTCATGCTCTTATTTTGTTCCAACCACCTTGGAAGAGAGCAGCCACAGAAGACCTGATACGTAAAGTCAGGGTAAGACAGTAAAAAGAATAAATAAGCGGCTGGAGGCTTACAGAGCTGTGCGTATTTCAGGACGTCATGGATGCGCGGTTGGGATGTGGTGGAGATAAGGCTGATTTGTGAAAAAAGGATTGGAGGACAATATCATGACAGTAACTTTACTTGGGTACACGTTGGATTTTCTTTCTGTTATCGGCATTTTGGCAGCAATCGTAATGATCGTAACAGAAATGATAAAGGATTTATGGGTCATCAAAAAGATTCCTACTAAGCTGACCGCACTGATCATATCAGTCGTGGTGGTGGCAGGTGCAATGGTGCTGTATCTGAAAGCATCACATACAGCTTTCGTATGGTGGTATATGGTCGGTGCTTTCTTTGCTGCTTTTATCGTTGGGTATTTAAGCATAAACGGATGGGAAGCCCTGTATTCTATCTGGAAGAGATTTGTCCCCGGTCCTGATGAAAGGAAATAGCGTATGAACAATGGGGCAATCTATCTGGGGACGGAACAGTTTATAACACTTGTTACCGTACTAAGCATATGTGGAGGAATTCTGGTATTTTTACTAAAACATTCTTTTAACCAGATCAATAACGGGATAGCTGGTAACAGTACCAAGATTGAATCTATTAAGAATGATCTGCAGCAGGATATCCAGAAGAACCATGACAAGGTAAATGAACGGATTAACAAGCTGGAGGACAAGACCAATGCGGATATCACAGAGATTCGGCAGAACCTGAATGATATCAAGGGCGACTTCGCCACGACATTTGTCCTCCGGGAGGATTTCTTCCGTTATATGAACAGTATGGAAGAGAACATTAAGGACACAAACAGTAAAGTAGACAAGATTCTGTTGATAGTGACAGATGGGGACAGGAGAAAGAACAATGGCACTGAATGAGAGAGAATTGCAGGAAGTCCAGCAGAATAAATCCATCCGTGGATATATTGTAAGGTGCCTTGTAAAGGGCAGCAATAACAGCGCAATCACCAAGCATATCTCCAATGCATTATTCGTGCAGGGCATGATCATGAGCCCTGATATTGGCAAATATGTGGATTATCTGGTAAATGGCGGCTATGTGGAGTTCGCAGACAAGAAGATCAAGGCGTATACCTCGTATGCAGATGATGCAATCATTAAGCTGACCAATAAGGGCATCAACCTGGCAGAAGGTACAATCACTGACCCCGGTGTGGAGATCTGATATGGGTAAGCAGAGGAACAGGACAAGGACAAATTCATCAGTGGAGCAGCTTCCCACTGATCTGAAGCTGGAAGTAGACTGTATGCTTGGTGATTACAGAAATACATATGACAGTATCTGTAAGTACATTAAAGAAAATGGTTACAGTATATCCCGGTCATCCCTGTGCCGGTATGCCAAGAAGAGCGAAGCTGCATTTAACAGATTGAAGCAGGCACAGGACCAGACGGAAAAACTGGTATCTTATATCCGGAACAATCCGGATGCAGATTTTACGGAGCCTGCAATGAAGATACTGACAGCTGGCTTGATCGACAGACTGGCAACTGCGGAAGAAGAGTTTGATACGATGCCGCTTGATAAGGCAGGACGCCTGGTAGCATCGCTTGCAAGGACAAAGACCTATAAGGATAAGGTAAGGCAGGATATGCAGAAGAAGGCAGACCTGGCACTGCAGGAGATGGAATCCGACATTATGTCCATTATAAAGCAGGATGAACAGTCTGCAGCACAGATGAAAGAGGTATTAGAGAAGGCAAGGGCAAGGATGATGGCAGAATGATAGATATTAATGACTGGATTGACCGCCTGGGAGAAGGGGACGATACGGAGATCAAGGATAATGAGAAGTATCAGCACGAACTTTTTATGAAGTATGTTCTCAGGAAAAATGACAAATTCCATGTAAAAAGAGCTGAACTGGCAAGACAGTACAGACAGGATCCGTCCAGATTATTTGGTGAGAGGGGACTGCGCAGGCAGTTGGCAGCGTTTGACCTGTCCTATTTTGGCAGGGCATATCTGCAGCACTTCTTCAAAAGGGAATCGCCGGCATTCCATGAGGAGCTGGATGATACATGGTGCAAGGGTGTCATGAAGGGGCTGGATCCTTATATGGATTATAAGGAAATAGATAAAAAGAACGGCAGCCACAGCGCTATAGCAGCACCCAGAGGACATGCCAAGTCCACGAACTTTACATTCAAGGATACACTGCATGCGACCCTGTATAAATACAAGCATTATATCATGATCATTTCTGATTCATCAGAACAGGCAGAAGGATTCCTGGATGATATCAAGACGGAACTGGAAGATAACTATAACATCATTCAGGATTTCGGGGAGCTGAAAGGTGATAAGGCATGGAGGAGCAGTGTCCTGATCACACAGTCTGATGTGAAGCTGGAAGCCCTTGGCTCCGGCAAGAAGGTCAGAGGACGAAGACACAGGGCATGGAGACCTGACCTCATCGTTCTGGATGATATTGAGAATGATGAGAACGTACAGACTCCGGAGCAACGCAGGAAGCTCAGCAGCTGGTTCTATAAGGCAGTTTCCAAGTCGGGTGATACATACACGGATATCATGTACATCGGTACAATCCTGCACTATGATTCGCTGCTATCCAATGTCCTGAAGAACGCTGAATATGAGACAAGGACATATCAGGCACTGATCTCAGAAGCAGACAATAAGGAACTGTGGGAGCAATGGGAAGCTATTTATACGAACCTTTTTGATGAGAAGCACAAGGAGAATGCAGAGACCTTTTATAAAGCGCATGAGGCAGAAATGCTTGAGGGTACACAAGTACTGTGGCTGGAAAAATGGTCATATGTAGAGCTGATGAAGATGCGGATCACAGAAGGGATAGCAGCTTTTAACTCAGAAATGCAGAACAATCCCATTGATCCTGAGAATGCAGATTTCAATGAAGAATGGTTTGATTTTTACGATGATGGACCGTTGCCGGATTTCAGCAAGTCCAACTTTGTTATAGTCGGAGCCAATGACCCATCATTGGGAAAGAACCAGAAGGCAGACACCTCATCCATCATTGATGTGGCACTTGACCTGAACACAGGTTATATGTACGTATGCGGTGCCTCTGTAGAGAAACGCAAGCCGGATGTCATAATTGATGATGTGATCGAGACACACCGCCGGTATAAGAGAGACCTGAACAAAGGATATTATGAGTTCGGCGTAGAGACAGTACAGTTCCAGTATTTCTTCAAGAACGTAATGGCTGCCAAAGCACTTGAGACAGGTGAGTACATACCGATCGAGGAGATACAGTCCAGTGTGAACAAGGTAGTCCGGATCAGGAGCCTGCAGCCATTCATCAAAAACAAATGGCTGAAGTTCCGGCACAAGGACAAGGAGCTGCTCAGACAGCTTACAGAGTTTCCGATGGGCAAGAATGATGATGCTCCTGACGGACTGCAGATGGCTGTAGCTCTGGCACAGCAGGTCAGGGAGATTGCAATACAGACAGAGTATAAGAGCATTCTGAAGAGACGCACGCGATTCAGAAAAGGAGCATGGTAATGGCTAAGAATAAGAAGAAAAAGGGCAACGGCAGACCGTTTAACCCGGATGTTGACACAGGTCAGAAAAGACCGGTCACAGCGGTTGTGGCTGTTGGAGATATCAATGATAAATATTCCAGCTATCCGTCCAACGGACTGGATCCCAGAAGACTGGCAAGGATATTCAGGGAAGCTGATGAAGGCAATGTTCTGAGTCAGATGGAGCTCTTTGAAGAGATTGAAGAAAAGGATGCCCACATTTACAGTCAGCTGCAGACAAGAAAGCTGGCTGTGACCGGACTGGATTGGACAATACAGCCTGCAGGGAATTCTGATTCTGATCGGGAGGTAGCAGATTTCGTAGAAAAGAAGATCCAGAAGATACCAAGACTGCGGGAGGTCATGCTGGATATCCTGGATGCAATCGGTAAAGGAGTATCCATATCAGAGATTGACTGGTCTGTGGATGATCAGGGCAACTTTGAGATAGCTGGTATTGAATGGGTCCATCCCAAGAAGCTGGTTTGGGATTATGTAACAGATGAGATGAAGATATGCACACAGGAATATCCGCAGGGCATTTCCATACCGGAGAATAAATTTGTTGTCCACCGGTACAAGGCACGAAGCGGACACCCGAGCAGGGCAGGTATCCTCAGAGTGGTTGCATGGATGTACCTTTTCAAAAACTATGATGTGAAGGACTGGGTTGCATTCTGTGAAATCTTCGGCATGCCGCTGCGACTGGGGAAGTACAGCGCAGCTTCCAGCAAAGAAGACAAAGATGCTCTGGCAGAAGCAATCATCAATCTGGGATCAGATGCAGCGGGCATCATTCCTGACAGTGCTTCCATAGATTTCATAGAAAGCAACAAGACAACCAGTGCAGATATTTATGAAAAGCTTGCCAGATACTGTGATGAACAGACATCCAAGGCAATCGTAGGACAGACGCTTACAGCTGACAGCGGAGGAGGCTCCTATGCACAGGGTAAGGTACATGCAGATGTCAGGCATGACCTGACAGTGGCGGATGCACAATCACTTGCAGAGACGATCACAGAATGCATTGTAAGACCATTGGTCCTGTACAACTTTGGAGCTGCTACATCCTGTCCGGAATTTCAGTTTGATTGTAAGGATCCGGAAGACCTGAAGCAGACGGTGGATATATACAAAACACTTGTGGTGGATATGGGGTTAAAGATACCGGAGGAGCATGTATATAACAAATTCGCCATTCCGAAGCCAGAGGAGGGAGAAGCAGTGCTGGAGCCCAAGAGCTTCCAGATGCAGCCAATGAAGCTGAAGAATGAGATTCCCTACAGTCAGGAGCAGGAACAGCTGGATGGCATGGTTCAGGAAGCTGCCCAGATGAGTAGTCCGGTCTTTGAAAAAATGTTCAAGCCTGTTCTCAAAATACTTTGCAAAGAATCAGACCTTAAAACGCTGAAAGATAAGCTTGAGGATAAGGAAGAACTGAAGAAGCTGTATGATCAGATGGATAGCCCTGAGCTGCAGGATATGCTGTCACAGGCAATGTATCTATCTGAGCTGATAGGAAGGGGCAGCACCTGATGGAAGTGAAATATGGAGACAGTAAAGATTTTATCTTTAAAAGTGCAGCAGAATTCTTAAGCAGCAAGGAAGCTGTGAGCATGGATGTGTATAAGAAGCTTGAAAAGAAGTCCAAGGACAGAGCTTTTTCTGTAGCCAGATATACAAGTGCAGAGATTCTTAACCAGTTCCTGAGAGAGCTGGTGGATGCCGTAGAGGATGGGACTACTTATGAAACCTTTCTGGAGAATATGCAGACCTTCCTTGAAAGAAACGGATATGCAGCAGTAAACCCATGGCATGCAAATGTGATCTTTGAGACGAATGTACAGTCCTCTTACAATGCCGGGCATTATGAGACGATGCAGAAAGCGAAAAAATACCGTCCATATTGGCAGTATAAGACTGCAGGGGACGGAAATGTAAGAGAAACCCATGCGGCAATGGAAGGCAGGGTATATGCAGCTGATGATCCGATATGGAATGTCTGGTTCCCACCCAATGGGTACAGATGCAGATGTACAGTAGTATCTCTGACAGAAGCCCAGGTGAAGCAGAGAGGGCTGGAGGTTTACGATTCGCCACCGACTTCACTGACCCAGTATGGTAATGTTCCTGTTTTTCCAGATAAAGGGTTTTCAAATAACCCGGCGACTACTCCATGGCATCCGGATATGTCCCAATTCAGTGAAAATCTGAAATCGATTTTAAGCGATTTAAAAGGGTAGAGGTGGAGGATTGGAGCAGGAAAAACTTTTAGATACGTTTCCACGCGTTATAACGCGTTTCCACGCTATATTAAGGAGGTACATGGATGGTATTCCAGGAGATGAATTGTGTAATGGTTCTTACAAATGATGAAATGAGTGGATGCCCGGACATGGTGAAGATCCTTCCGGTAGGAAAAGTCAACTCTGAAAAAGGTGATTTCATAGTTGATATGGAATCATTTCAGGCAATGAAGGCTGAAATGCAGAGACGGGGCATTGATATAGTGATCGATTACGAGCACCAGACGCTCAAAGATGTACAGGCACCTGCAGGCGGATGGGTAAAGGATCTGGTCTATACTCCGGAGGCGATCGTAGCCAAGGTGGAATGGACGCCAAAAGCAAGGGAATATCTGAACAATAAGGAATACAGATATCTCAGCCCGGTTGTCCTGACAAGGAAGAGTGATTCCAAGGCAGTAGTACTGCACAGTCTGGCACTGACTAATATACCTGCAATTAATAGGATGTTCGCAATCGTGAATTCCGTTGATTTTGATACAGACAATTTATTAAACACAGCAGACACAGGAGGTAAGAAAATGGATTTACAGCAGATCAAAGAACTTTTAGGTCTTCCGGCTGATGCTCCGGAAGAGGCAGTAATGAATGCACTGGTTGAGAGGTTAAAGAAGCCGGACCAGAATGCAGGGGGCGATAAGCAGCCGGATGACAAGCAGGTTGTAGCTAACAGCGTCATCCTTGGTCTTTTGGAGCTTCCGGCAGAGGCAAAGACCGAAGATGTAACCACCAAGATCATGGCACTGAAAGCCGGAGCTACGGCTCATGATCAGGAGATTAAGGAAACACTGGAGCGTATCAGACAGAGAGAAGCTGATGATGCGGTCATGATGGCACTTAAGGCCGGCAAGATCACAGCAGCACAGAAGGACTGGGCTAAGGAGTACGCATTGAAGGACAGAAGCGGTTTTGACAGTTTTGTTGAGAAAGCTCCGGCCGTTGTTCCAGTAGAAAAGATGAACATCACCGATGCTCCAAAGGCAAAGACGGAGGTCAATGAGCTGGTTCTTAAGGCAACTGGGGTATCGAAGGAAGATGTTGAGAAGTACGCAGATAAGGAGGAGTAGTACAGATGAACAGAGTAGGAAATCAGAAGGTAGAAGGTATTAATATGAATGCACCTGTTGCAGCTGGTGAACAGATCCGGAAGGCAGATATGGTGGCACTCAACAGTACTGGTTATCTGGTCAAGGCAACCAAAGCTGAGAACCTGACAGTAGTAGGTATCGCTACCAGCGATGCAGATAACCGTCTTGGAAGTGATGGCGATGAGACCGCATCATTCAAATCAGGTGCCTTTGTTTTCAAAAATGATGGCATCAAGGAAACGGACCTGATGAAGACAGCTTATATCAAAGATACTGAAACCGTAACAACCAGTTCCGTCAGCTCATCAAAGGTCGGCAAGATCATTGAAGCAGATGGGGCATATGCAACCGTATTAATTCAGCCATAGGAGGATAAAAACATGCTTATTAATAACGAGAACCTTCAGGGGTTAAGAGTCACATTTTCAGCAGCCTTCAATAAGGCATTTGAGACAACTACCACCAATAAGGACAAGGTAGCCACAACTGTTCCAAGTTCATCCAAGCTCAATACATACGGATGGCTTGGAGACTTCCCATCCATGAGGGAATGGATCGGACAAAGAGAGGTCAAGAACCTGTCTGAGAAAGCCTATAACATCATCAATAAGCACTTTGAAATGACAATTGGTGTTGAAAGAGATGATATTGAGGATGACAATCTGGGCATCTACTCTATCCAGATGCAGCAGATGGGACAGTCAGCAAAAGAACATCAGGACATCCTGGCAATCGGTATGCTGCCAAGGGGCTTTACTGAGAAATGCTATGATGACAAGACATTTTTTGCAACTGATCATAAGGTCGGTGAAGAAACTTACAGCAATAAGAGCCAGGCGAAGCTGTCAGCAGCAAGCTATGCAGCAGCAAGGGCAGCAATGGCAAGCATCAGAAACGAAAGAGGCACAGCAATCAATGTACATCCGAGTCTTCTAGTTGTACCACCGACACTGGAGGAAACAGCCAGATATATCCTGACAGCGGATTTCATTGACGGAACCACTAACCCATGGAAGAACAGCGCAGAGCTGCTGGTAGATGCCAACATTGTAAATTCAGAACATCCGAACAACTGGTTTCTGCTGGATACGACAAGACCTATCAAGCCAGTTATCTTCCAGCTTCGTAAGCCGACCAAGTTCGTATCTTATGTGAATGAGAATGACAGCAACGTGTTCTACAAGAATCAGTATGTTTACGGTGCAGATGGCAGATACAATTCCGGATACAGCTTCTGGCAGTTAGCATATGGCTCAACCGGAGAAGTGGCAGGCTGATAACCTGGGAGGTGGAATATGGGATATTGTACAGTAGATGATGTGAAAGAGCTGGTCAAGGAGGACATGTATAATGCCATCCTTGGCTGCGAGTATCTGGATGATGAGAAAGCAGAAGAGAAGGAGCAGAAGATAACCCAACTCACAGAAAGCGCCATTTCTGATGCTGATGCAGAAATAGACGGATATCTGTCAAAACGGTATAAGCTCCCATTTGAAAATCCGCCGGGTGTCCTGAAGAAATTCAGCAAAGATATTGCTGCATATAACCTGGTATCCAGAATCGGTATTGACGAACAGGACAGAGATAAGACATATCTTAACAGGTACAATGCAGCAATCAAATTCCTGACGCTGGTAGCTGAGGGCAAGATTGAGATAGGTGCTTACACACCGGAAATCAATTCAGCTGCAGGCTTCCGGCTGGCTTCCAGTAAACGGCTGTTCAGCCGCGAAACCATGAAGGGGTGGTAGGATGTCCAGCATACGTGTTGAAGTAACAGGGGATTATGAGGAACTGCTAAAGGAAATAGCAAGGCTGGAAAACGTGGATACAGAAGCGGCAATGGCTGCGATTGGCGAGGGTCTCCGTGAATCTACCATGAGACGATTTGAAACATCCACAGGACCGGATGGCAAGAGGTGGAAAACCTCCATCAGGGCAAGAGAAAAGGGTGGTAAGACACTGATCCACCGGGCTAATCTTCGTAATTCCATTCATACAGAATATGATGCAACAGGTATGGCAGTTGGTACGAATACGATTTATGCAGCTACCCATCAGTTCGGAGCACAGGGCAGGGTCATCAGGGCAAAGAAAAAGAAAGCGCTCAGGTTCCAGATCAATGGACAATGGGTGTCAAAGAAAAAGGTTGTTGTAAATATTCCGGAAAGACCATTCCTTGGTATTTCAGAGGAAGATGATGAAGATATCAGATCCATCCTGGATGAGATGATGAAGGGGGATTAAATGTATATACAGTGTCGGGACACATTAGTTGCCTGCCTGCTGAAGACAGGACTGAAACAAAAGCAGATATTCACATCGAGAAAACTTTTGACCCTGTGCAATGAAAGCCGCGTAGGGGGAGTTCTTTTTGAAAATGATGGGCTTAAGACAGCGCCATCGAAACGAATATATATCACAGAAAATGACAAAAAGAAGCGCAGGAAAAAGTATGACCGGGAAGTGAGTTTTACTGTAGTGATTGGGGAATATGATATTGAAAAGGTCCAAAGGCTGTATGACATTCTTCTGCAGGAACTTCCAACCGGCATCTACATTGATGGAAATTATACTGCGATCGAGCCCACTGAAGCAGAGTGGTTTGATGATGAGGACACGATCCTGAAAGCTAAGAGTGCGGTACAGGTCAAGATCACATTCCGGGGTGGTGTATATCAGGATACTGGTTATGCAAAGGCAAATGAAGTCGAAGTAGTGACAGAGAAGGAGAACAATAATGGCTAAAAGGGAAACAGCGGCAGCTGCCGGGGAATTGAAGGCGGCCGGTGAATGGAAACAGAAGCTGGGAACAAAGGAACATATTTTTTCCGGTACCTGTGTCAGGGTAGGAATCAGGAAAGATACACAGATTACACAGAAGGAATATGAAGCAGCAGTCAGCAGCTTCTTATCCGGAACGGGAGGCAGACATGTTAAATGATGTAGTACATAAAATATCGGATGGGCTGATGGGTTTTGGAAACTCGAACGGTACAGGCGTACATATTAAAATTGGAGCAAGTGCAGTGCAGTCTTTGGAACCCATCACCATAACCAGCAGCAAGAAACTGGATTATATAAAGAACAAATTAGGGTTAAGCCCGCTGACGGATGCCGTTATGGATTCCATAGAAAATGGTGCATCCAAAATTATCTGTATACCGGTCGTACCCGGAAGGGATGGTACAGTTTCTGTCATTGAACCGAGTGTAACAGAAGAATCCGGTTCAGTATCCGTAACAGGAAAACCCAATAATGCTTTTGAAATAGTAGTGGTGATAACCGGACAGGGGGTCTTAAATACAGCAGCATTTAAGTATTCCATCAATGGTGGTTATACCTATTCAGAAGAGCTTACGGTACCACTTGGTGGCACTTATGAGCTGCCGGATACAGGTATTACCCTGTCATTTACAGTTGACGGGGAGAAGACCTTTAAGGTAGGTGATACTTACAAATGGTCAACGACAGCACCACAGCTTACCAATGAGAATATCCTGAATGGGATTGACAGGGTGAAGAATGTGAAGGCAGAAGCCGAACTGGTGCATGTCGTAGGCTGCAGCAATGCAGACACGTGGGCAGCAATCTCTACCTTACAGTCTACGCTGCAGACCCAGTATCATAAGCCATTGATGTTTGTACTGGAAGCCTTTGAACCTGATACAGGGGAGTCAATGGCAGACTATGTGAAGCGTCTTATTAATGCCAGAAAGCAGGTCAAGAACTTTGAAATCCAGGTCGTACCATCCAGGGCAATGTACATCGGTATGGATGGAATCACAAGGAATGTGAACCTTGCATCTGTAGTATGTGGTATGTATGGAAGGACAGCAGTCAATCAGTCAATCGGTCAGACCGCTATTATGGCAATTAGTGAGGACAAGCTCCTGAAGCTTTTACCGGAAGGAATTACGGACGATATGATTGATGAGCTGGATGATAATGGTTATCTGACCTTCAGACAGTACGACGGACTGGAAGGCTACTATGTGAACAATGCAAGAACACTGGGACCGGAAGGGACGGATTACAAGTATGCTGAAGATGCCAGGGTAGTAAATAAGATAATCCGTGAAACGCGTAAGCAGGCACTGCTCCAGCTCCAGAGTGACATTGACCTGGAGAACCCGACAGCAGACCTTCAGGCAAAAGTAGAGTTCATCAAGGCACCCCTTGATACCATGGTGAATGATAAGGAAATCTCCAGTGCTGAGGTAACGCTCCCTGATGATGCAGCAGAATCCATTCTGAAGGAAGAGAAGCTGTATCTGACAGTGCGGTATGTACAGCGTGGGATTATCCGGAGCATTGAGGTAGATGTGGGTAAGAGCAACCCATATGCATCATAGGAGGTAGGACATGTTAAAGGTAAATGGAAAGACCTATGACTGGGGGGACGTTGATTTAAAGCTCCCAGGTGTAACAACAGAGATAGAAGAGATCAGTTATGATGATGAACTGGAGAAGGAACTGGTATACGGACATGGTAAGCTCCCAAGAGGATATGGCACAGGTAATTATAAGCCAACGGGCAAGATTTCTATGCTTCGTGATGACTTTGAAGCCGTTCTGGATTATTGCAAGAGCAATGGGATTCCATTCTATAATCTTACATTTCCTAAGATTGTTGTATCTTATGCAAATGGGGATGGTTCCATTGCAACAGACGTATTGAATAATGTTTCTTTCTCCAAGCGATCCATGAAGGCTGCAAATGGAGATAAGAGTTTTAAGGTAGACCTTGATCTTATCATTGCAGGCAAGATCGTATGGAATGGAAATGATCCTGTTTAATCTCATAATAAATGACAAAAGTGGAGGTATAGAAGATGTCAGAAATAATGAACGCAACATTTAACAATCAGAATACAGAAACAAAAAGTACTGCACCAAATGTGCTGAGTGAAAATGGCCTTAAAAACAAATATGGTCAGGTATGGCAGATAGATGTAACTCTTGATCAGGATGATGACAATGAGGGTCGTGTTCTTAAATTCATGTTCAAAAAGCCTTCTACAGCATCTTTCAACAGATATATGAAGACTGCTTCAAAGAACATGACTACATCAACAGAGACATTCGTAATGGACAATATTGTTGATGAACAGAAGGACGCACTTAAGAAGGAATGTGAATCATATCCTGGACTTGCCCTTAATATTGGACAGAAGTTACTTGGCGTGATCGGGCTTGGTGACAATATAAATTTCAAGAAACTTTAGAGTCGGAGCTGGAAGAGCTTAAAGGCAATATCATTGATGCAGGCAGATTAGAAATACTAAGCTTTCTTCCAGAACCGGTTCTAAAGGGAGTAGATCTTGACACAATCGATCTGCCGGAATTTATGAGGTATCTGGCACAGGCAAGATATTTACAGGATGTATGGAAAAGTGTAATTGCAAGTGCAGTAGCGGATTTACTTATACAAAAATAAGGAGCCGGTCAGAACTCCAGCTCCTTATGGAAAATCCAGTGTTTATAAAGTTTTGTTGCGTTGACGGTTGCAGCAAGCAAGCCATTATTTGCAGTTTTGGGATATTTAGATTTGGAATTAGTCCAGCCTGTCCACCAAATGTATGGAAATGAGTAAATAAATAAAGGCAACATAATCAGCAATCCAATACCAAATATAAGTACACCTAGGCTTATACTGGCTACAACAAGATACCACATAAACATAAATGCCATACAATCACCTCTTTAACTTGATTATAGCATGGAGGAGAAAGATAGGCAATGGGATTTGAATCATTATACAAACTAAGCGTCATCATGCAGGTAGTTGATTCTGTCAGCGGTCCTATGCAGCACATTGGACAGGCCACACAGAATAGTGTAAGCGGCATAGATAAGCTTTCACAGTCTTTCTCAGCTATGCAGAAAACAGGTGTAGTTATGACCGGAGCAGGCTTGCAGCTTGCGGAAGCGCTGGCAGCTCCTGTCACAGCGACGTTTGATACCAAGAGGGCTATATCGGAACTGTCTTCATTGGGAGTAGAGCAGCTGGGAATGATGGAACAGGCAGCAACGGATTTCAGCTCTACATGGGCTGGTACGAATAAAGCAGATTTCATCACAGCAGCTTATGACATAAAATCGGGTATTTCATCCCTGACGGATGAGGGTGTTGCAAAATTCACAGAATTATCCGGCATTACGGCGACAGCGACAAAATCATCAATAGCAACCATGACCAGTTTATTTGCAACCGGATATGGTATTTATAAAGATTATTACCAAGATATGTCGGACATGGAATTTGCAGAAATGTTCAGCTCTGGTATATCGGAATCGGTAAAGCAGTTTAAGACCAATGGTAATGAAATGGCTGCGGCAATACAGACTCTGGGAGCGTCTGCTACTAATGCACAGGTGCCCTTGGAAGAACAGTTATCTATTCTGGGTATGCTGCAGGCTACAATGTCCGGATCGGAAGCCGGTACAAAGTACAATGCATTCCTGCGAAGTGCAGCCAAGGGCGGCAAGGCTTTAGGGCTGGAATTCATGGATGCGAACAATCAGCTTAAGAGTATGCCGGAGATACTGGATCTGTTACACAGTAAGTTTGGTGATACGATTGATGCCGCTGAAAAGATGAAGATTCAGGAAGCTTTTGGAGACTCTGAGTCTGTTAAGCTGATCGATCTGATGTATAACAAGACAGATGCCCTGCAGGGCAACATCGTATCCCTGTATGGAACTTTGGGGGAAGGGACTGAAGCCACCAAGAAGATGGCAGACGCCATTAACGGCAGTGATCCTGCACGGTTCGAGCTGATCAAGCAGAAAGCCCAGAACATGGCTGAAACGATTGGCAACATCGTGACACCTACTGTAATGTCGTATGCGACAAAGGTAGGAAGTGCGATAGATAAAGCTTCAGAATGGGCATCCAGCCATGAACAGGTAGTTACTGTTATATTTAAAATATTGGCTGCACTGGCTGCATTTTTGTTAGTCGGAGGAACTGTACTAACCACAGTTGGAGTAATTGGAAGCACAGTTACCAAGGTGATCCGGATAGGACTATCAGCATTTAACTTTATCCAGGGATTTGCAGGTACTGTGCGGATGGGGATGACGGTGGTGAGAGCATTTGGAACTACCCTGCTGTCATCCCTGAGAACAGCACTTATCAGTATCATATCCGCAATGCAGCCTGTGATCGCAAGTGTGTGGAGCTTTACAGCAGCATTGCTGGCAAACCCGATAACATGGGTGGTAATCGGGATCGTGGCACTGATAGCGGCAATCGTACTGTTATATAACAAATGCGAGTGGTTCCGCAATCTGGTCAATAACCTGGCATCTGTAATTGTGGGGGTTCTTGGGAAAGGGCTGAATGTTGTAAAGGGAATCTTCACATCCCTTGGAAGTGTGATAGGCACTGTAATGAATGCAGCCAAAGAGACGGTTGCTGAAAAGCTCAACAATATGAAGGATGCTTATGAACAGCATGGCGGTGGAATCAAAGGTATAGCCGCAGCGGCAGTTGAAGGGGTAAAGGGCATTTATACAGCAGGATTCACCTTTTTAGATAACCTGACAGGCGGCAGGCTTACCGAGATAAAAAATAAGTGGTCAGAAAGATTAGCACCTATGAAAGAGATTACTGATACTGTTATGGATGCAGCAAAGGATACCGTTTCAGAGAAACTCAACAATATTAAGAATGCATATGCCCAGAATGGTGGCGGTATCAGGGGTATAGCCGCGGCATCGGTTGAAGCAGTAAAGGGCTATTATACAGCGGGATTCACTTTCTTAGATAACCTGACAGGCGGTAAACTGACAGCAATAAAGGCAAAGTTTACGGATGGCATCAATGGAATAAAGACTAGGATTACAGACAGCATAAGCTGGTTCCGGACATCCGGAAGCAAAATCATGGATACGTTTACTGCTGGAATTAAAGAAGCTGTGAATAAACCTGTAGAGGCTGTAAAGAGCGGTCTCCAGAAGATCAGGAACATGCTGCCGTTTTCCGATGCCAAGGAAGGACCCCTCAACCAGCTTACTTTATCCGGGACAAAGGTTTTAACAACACTTACATCCGGTATTGAGAAAGTTGAGAATGCTCCGGCTGAAGCTGTAGAGAAATCGTTTGAAAAGATTGACATGACAGCCAGACCTAAGGAAGAACCCAGACCAAGGACTGAGGATTCTGAACTGGAAACAGATGAAGAACCTGGACAGAGAAGCACAACATCCAAGAGACGTACTATTATTGAGAAGCTTATTTTGAATGTGGATCCTAAATCCATTGATGAGCTGAGCAAACTGCTGAAGCTTGTTGATGAGATTGAAGATTACGTGAACAGCAATAATGATGATGACGGGTTAGAACCCGCATAGGGGAAGGGGAGAAAAGCATGATATATTTTGATGATGACAGCATTAAGATAGGGGGTGTGATTCTCCCTGGAATCTATAAGAGCATGGAAGTGAACCATGATGCACAGGTGGATGAGCAGGAAGTGGAAGGCTCATCCAAAAAGCCGAAGCAAGCCACAGGATATGATGATGCCAAGATAACCATTGAGATATCCCTAAGGGATTCTGAAACGGTTACAAAGGAAGATAAGCTATTGACAATACAGAATATGTTCAGGGCGGAGAACCAGTCCGTTCCTACAGTCCATGAACTTGTAAGTGTACATTCATCAGTCCGTGGAATTCACAAAGTAATTGTCAAAAATATGACATCAAAAGAAACAAATAAAAAGGATGAGATTGTTGTGAATTTGGAACTGATGCAGTATGAGACCATGACAATCAAGGCATCCAAAGGAAAGAAGTCAGGAAGTTCATCATCTTCCGGGAATAATCTTTCTGCTGATTATAAGAACTATCTGCAGAACAACAGGGGAAAAGCACCTAAGAAAAGCAATAAGACAAGTGCTTCCCCGATAGCAGAAGACAGGTGATTGTATGGAGCAACAGGAATTATTTTATCCTGATCTGCTGGTAACGATAGGGGATTACCAGTTTGACCAGGGAATATCATTGAAAACGTATATTGACAGGAACCGTCCATTTGACTGGGGGAAGATAAGCTTCAGTAATCCATACAAAGAACATATACAGGTGCAGGCACAGGATGAGATAAGCATCCAGCTTGGCTATGATGGGGAATTACAGGAGGTATTTGTTGGCAATGTCGTAGATGGTTACGATGGGTATAACGCTATGAATGAGATCATGTTTAAAGATCGAACGTTGAAACTTGAAAAGACATATATATCAGGAACATTTATAGGATGTACGCCACAGGATATATTGCTGGAAGGGCTTAGACTTGCTGGTATAGAAGAATACCATCTTAGCCAGACACAATATGTTCCATTGACAGTCACGATAAAGAACAAAAATATGATCCAGGTCTTAAAGCAGATCAATACTGCATGGGGGCTTGATATTAAGAGTGGCTTTATAAAGGGCGTGTTCTACTGGGGAGAAATCCCGGAACAGTCAGAAATACTGGAGTTTGAATATGCCAATAATATTATATCCCTGGATAAGGTCAACAATCAGTGGGAGCTGGTAACAGTATCCATTCCAAGCCTGCAGCACAGCCAGAAGATACAGGTTACACATCCGAGACTTTCAGGGATATTTGAAACGGAAAAGATTATATTCATGACCAATGATGCAGGGTTCATAAGGACCAGGATATATTTTGAAGGGACACCATTATGATAGAAGATCTGATAAAAGAAATAACCAAGGAAGTAAAGAACAAATATCCCCAGGTGGAAGTACCGGGGGCTATGAAGGCAAAGATTATATCAGTACAAAAAACAGAGGATACATATATACAGAATGTGTTCCTGACTTTGGCAGAGGGTGGAGACCGCAGGGAGTACATTTTGGAACTTCCGATATATGTATATTCTGTTGCGATATTGGATAACGCTGGAAATGTTTTAACAGATTATCCCATACTTCCGGGGCTGAAAAGCACAAAAAAGCATGAACCGGGAGATACGGTTACAGTGGTATTTACCGGAGGAGAGATAAAACCAGTCATAGTGGGAGGCTGAATATGGTTGATATCAAACTGGATGATAATTGGCAGCTTACACCGGCAGCCACAGGGGATGCTCCGGTTACAGATGATGAGGCAGGCTTCTTACAGACACTACAGATTGAAGCACTGACACAGGAAGGGGAATTATTCTACGATGAAGATTTTGGATGGAGCCTTTTAGACTTTATCCATCAACAGGACAATGAACTGACCAGAATTGAGATATCCGGCAGGATAAGACGGAAGCTGACAGCACATGAAGAAATCGTTCCTGATTCGGTTGAAATCAGCCAAGAGTGGACAGACGATCTTCTGAATATCTATATTAAATTTCAATTAATATCTGGTACGCAGCAGAGCCTTACTTTGAGCCTGAACCGTGTACAAGTGGAGGTAACAGTATGATTAGCAATAACATTCTGGATGAGATTTTCCCAGTCCCGGAACTGGATGAACTAAAAGAAGCCAAGATACAGGAACTGAATGATGCAGGATTTTGTATCACTAATTTTAATTCAGGCGGCGTATTCCATACACTGATGATGATCATGCTTCAGATATATAGAGAGTTCATCCAATTCTTTAGAACTGTATTGAACCAGATGTATGTAAAGCATGCTACTGGACAATGGCTGGAGCTTAGAGCCAGTGATTATTCCAAGACCAGAAAGCCTGCATCTAAGACATACGGAGTATTGATGTTGAAGTGTACAGATTCACATACTTCTCTGACGATTCCAAAAGGCACGACATTCAAAACAGACAAGGATATCAATGGCGATGAATTGAGGTTTTTCAGTACGGAAGATGTTATCCTGTTGGCTGAGGCAGAACAGATAGAAGTGCCTGTAGTTGCAGAAAAGGAAGGCACTGCTTACAACGTATCAGCTGGTCAGATAGTTAACTGTACAAGACATTTGGAGGGTATTGACACCATAACCAATGAAACGGACTGGATCACAAAGGAAGGCACTGATCTGGAGGATATTGAATCCCTTAGATCAAGGACGTTAAATAGCTGGTCTGATCTTGCAACAGGGACAACAGCTGCTAAGTATAAGGCTGCCGCAGAAAAAGTTACAGGAGTCCTGTATGTGGACGTGGATCAGCTTCATCCGAGAGGGCAGGGAAGCGTAGATATTATAGTTACATCTACTGCCGGAGCTGCCTCGGAAGAGTTAATTACAGAAGTCACTGAGGCTGTAGAAGAGGTAAAAGGAGCTTATGATAATCTCCTGGTAAAGAGTGCAACAACAATTAATCAGGATGTGGTTATTAAGGCGGTGCTGCCAGCTTTAGTATCCAGTGAAGGAGTACAGGAACGTATAGAATATGCAGTCCGAAATTATTTTAAGGTAAATACGGATCGTGACTTGAATGAACTTATCCTTCTGGATATTTACTGTGCAATACGTGAAGAGGTGCCTGTACTGAAGAACATTAAGATTCAGGAGCCTGCGACAGATATAGCATTGGCAAAGGGTAATGTAATTCTGCTGGGCAACTTGAGCGTAACCGTGGAGAGTGAGGCATAATGCTAGATAATTTTAGTGAATATATACAGTATTTACTACCGGCGGTACTAAAGCGAAATAAGAGTAAGAACCAGCTTTTGATATTCTGCAGAATGATGGGAGATACATTTGATGATATTAAGGATGCAGCCCTTAGGCTGCGGAAGGAGTCCCTGATAGAGACATGCAGTAATTGTATGCTGGAGGTAGCCGGGCAGGACAGAGATATGGTACAGCTAAAGGGCGAGACTTATGATGCATACCGAAAAAGGCTGCAGATGAAAGCTAAGATTGCAGAAATGGCTGGAACCAGGCAAGGTCTGCTATATGCATTAGATGCACTGGGATACAGCAATTGCACGATTGAACCTTTGTATATGACAGACACATCCAGATGGGCTGAAATCAATATCAATTTTTTGACAGGATCTGTGGATGAAGACCGTACAATTGATTTCAAATGCATAGTGGCAGAAGTAATGAAGGTAAAAAGAGCCAGTACATTGCCACATTATATATTTTATTATCCAGCGGTTAATGAAAACGAGGAAAATGCGGATCTGAAAGTTATAGTACATTTGACGTCATATTTTTTTGCAAATGGTCTGTATCTTGATGGCACATGGAATTTGGATGGCGCACAAGTACTTGACAGCAAAATGAACAACGTGGCAGCGCAATTTACCAATCGGTTTATTACAGAGAATGCTGAGGACATCGAAGGAAGCGTGATCGTGTCTCATGATCTGTGGTTCCTTGATGGAACTGTTCCAATGGATGGGAGCAGAATGGTGGATGCATGGATAAGGGAGGAGGCATTGGAATGAAGAATTTAGTTACATTAGCAGGAAGAAGCAAGATGGCAAAAGCCAGAGCCGGGATTGCAGGTCTGCCAGCGATAACACATATAGCGTTGGGAGATGGAGGCGTTGATTCTGATAATAATGTGTTGGAACCAGGAGAGCAGCTTTCACATGAACTGATTAAAAAAGAAGTCTCCAGTATAAACAAGGTAACAGATACCTGTTACAGATTTTCCCTTGTATTAGGAGAATCAGAGATGGCTGATGCAGAGATAAGTGAAATGGCGTTAATTGATTCGGAAGGTGATACGGTAATCGTAAAGACATTTAAGCCCAAGATTAAGGACGCTGGAATGGAAATGACATTCCAAATGGATGATAAATTCTAGGAGGATGACTATGAAAGACTATACAACAGACAGTCCGGAATTTTCCAAAAGCATAGGAAGCTTTGAAACTACGGATCCAGCGCATGCAGATCTATTTAATGGTGTTACGACAGCAATCTTTCAAAACACATTGGTCCTGAAAAATGCACTGGGGCAGGATATGGTAGAGCAGGCATTTTACAAAGCATTTCCTGATGCTCAACAACAGGCATAAAACCACTATTGACTAGAAGGGAGATATTTCTATGAGCAGTGATAAGATAGATTCTACGGAAGTAGGGGGATTCTGGGATAAATTATTTTATTTAATAAAACTTATAACAGGTGATGTAAAGGTATCAACAAAGGGAACGTTACAAAACCAGATTGATACAATGAGTACCAAGGTCGATGATTGTTTTCAAAATGTCAGTGATGGAAAAAAAGCTGTAGCAAGCGCCCTCGCTGACAAAGGAGTTCCTACGGCGCAAGATGCTGAGTTTGCTACAATGGCAGCTAATGTAAGGAAGATAAAGACCAACCCGACATTACAGACTAAAACAGTTACGTTGGATGCCAGTAATACAACACAAACACTTACTCCAGACTCCGGCTATGATGGACTTAGCCAGGTTAAAGCAAGTATTACTACTCAGACTAAGAGTGTTAATTTATCGACATCTCAGCAGGTAGTAAAACCGGACAGTGGTAAGGTTCTTAGCCAGGTTACTGTTCCAGCCGTTACTGGTAGTGCAGGACTTAAAGATGTTGTTACTGGTAAGACTTTTAATAGTGCTACAGCCGGAGTTGGTAAGACAGGCACACTGCTAGATAAACGAGGTACTACAGTTGATGCAGCAGCAGTTAATCAGGATGATAACTATACATACTTTACTGTTCCAACAGAAGCGGTTTATGATGCAAAATCAAAACTACGAACTTTAAGTAGTAATTTAAGTGGTAAAAGCTTAAAAATAGTACATTTTGAAACAGGAGGAAGCGGTAATTATAAAACTGCAAACATCATTTTTGATGTTTCCAATTTTTCAACACTACATTTTGACGGAACTGGTGGAATAGGTAGTGGCGGTTTTGCTGTTTTGGGAGGAAGTGGTGTTAATATACCATATGGCACTAGGCAATGTAGTCTTACTAATTCAGTTACATTGGAATCAATCGGTGATGGTGGATCTAGTAAAAAAGAATATGATATATCTAAGTATTCTTATATAAGACTATATATGAGAGGAACTCCTGAAGGATATGATTATATAAAATGCTTTAGTAATATTTCATTTTCATAATGTTTTTTAACATATCATGTTGCTTATTCAATTCCAAATATCATAGTTGCACCATTGTTATGATATCTGCAAGATATATTTACACTATTCTTATCACCAACATTAATTATATATGCAGAACAAGCACCTGCGACGCTTGTTCTGCTACTTCTTTGTTGACCTAATTGTACTGTAGTACCTCTACTGGTAGAACATCCCCAATCTAGTGGATTATCATTATTGGAACCATAGCACATTACTAATAGATATTGACTATATCCAGATACCGACACGTTGGTTATACCACTATCTTGTGCAGATGAATGTAGTTTTTTAAACGAAATTTGTTTACTTAAATTACTACTCAGGTCGAGCAATATACAAAAAAAGAGAGAAGTTTCATCCTCTCTCAATCAATAAAATCAACCACCTGTTCAATCCTACATCCAAGACACTTGCATATTTTTTCAATTATATCCAACGTGACAGGCTCATTTTTGGATAGCTTTGCAAGAGTCTTAGTGGAGAATCCTGCTTTTTCTCTTAGCTCTGTCTTAGTCATTCCAAGACTGGCAAGAGTAACCATTAAAGGTTTATAGCTTACCATAACAACACCTCCTTGACGTGTATTATATATCACATAGTATTTACAATGCAACAATATTTATTTCCAAGTGTAAATATTTCCTTGACAATATTTCCTATAGTACATATAATGTGTACAAAAGGAAATATTATGTAAACCAAAAGTCGGAGGAATAGTTATGGTAGGAGAATTTGTTGATAAGATACTTATGCAAATGACAGGTGTAATTGATGATGAACAGCTTGTGGTGCTGAAACAGAGAATGTATATGGTACTATGTGATTATGAGGTGACACCAAAATGCACGGAAGTGCAGGTAATCAATGATGAGTGGCAAACATACCTTAATATGTTTCTTCTTACCAAAAAGACACAGGGCAGGTCACAAAAGACAATTGACCAGTATAAGTGGCAGTTAAAAGCACTTCTCATAGAGTTGAATAAGCCAGTAGCAGATATTACAGAAGATGATATATTACTATATTTGACAAGGTTCCAAATGAAGAAAGGTGCATCTAACAGATACATTGACAACAAAAGACTTTGTTTCAGCTCATTCTTCACGTGGATGCATGTTAAGGGATATATTCGTAAGAATCCTATAGCGGCTATGGGCAGCATCAAATATGAAAAGAAGATAAAAAAGCCATTTACAGATGAAGAATTGGAGCTACTAAGGGAGAACTGCAACAATGTAAAGGAACGTGCTTTGATAGAGTTCTTATACTCTACCGGAGTTCGTATCAGCGAGTTAATTTCACTGAATATATCGGATATAAATTTCAGGGAGAGAAAAGCTATAGTTATGGGAAAAGGCGCTAAAGAACGTGAAGTTTATCTAACCCCTGTAGCACAGTTAGCGCTTATAAAATATCTAAAAACCAGAGAAGATGATTGCCCCGCGTTGTTTACTGCAATAGAACCAGTAAGAATATACAAGACAATAATAAGAGAGATTTTAAAAGAAATCGGTGAACGTGCAGGAGTAGATAATGTTCATGCGCATCGATTCAGAAGAACATTGGCTACTAATCTTCTTAGAAAAGGTATGCCGATAGAAGAAGTAAAGGCAGTTTTAGGACATACAAAGATAGACACAACATTGATCTATTGCTCATTAGCTACAGATACTGTTAAATATTCGCACAGAAAATATATGTGCGGTTAGAAAGGAGATTTTTATGTATCAAGTAATTATTACGGATGATGAAACACGTCAACGAAGTTATTTTTATTCCTATGGGGTGGTGGAAGGAAATATTACAACTGAGGAACTTCCACCATATCAGGATATCAACAAAGCTCGCTCCTGTTATTGGGACAGTGATAACAGCACATGGGTGTATGATCCTGATAAGTACGCAGAAATTTGCTTAGATCAGCAGAAACAGAAAGAAGAGTCAGAAAAGGCTCAGGCACTTGCAGAAGCAATTCCAACAAACGAGGAACTTTGTGCGGCATTGCTTGAACTCGCAGCAAATCAAAGCGACTTAATGAAAGCAGTACAGGAATTGGCAAATCAAATAGTTGCTATGGAAGGAGGCAAATAATTATGGCAAAAATTTACTACAAATGGATTAATGCAGGTATTATCAATATTGACGATGTACCTGATCTGTGGAAAAAAGCAACACAGAAGCTTATAGATCAGAATGAGTAGGGTAAAAAAGGAAGGCTGGATATTCTAGCCTTCCTAAAAAATTATCGATATGTAATTAAAGTATTGAACCCTTCAAGTTCACCTGTTATACCTTGATTTTGAATAACTGTGACTTTTACATCAATAATTTCATATCCATCTTCTTGCATTGCAGAAAGAATAGTGTCAATTTGTGTTGTGTATTTATCCTCACATGAAAAGACCTGATTTGCTAGTACAGCATTAAATAAATAACTAGTCAAATATCATGTATGGTGCTATACTTATAATATCAACGGAAATGAGGTATCAGTATGGCACACG